CAGAACAAGACTGGCACTGAGATCACTGGCTATGATTTTGTGATCAAGGTCGAGAAGTCTCGCTATACAAAAGAGCAGAGCAAAATACCTATCTCAGTATCGTGGGAAGGTGGCATCAACGAGATGTCGGGCTTGCTTGACGTGGCCATGGCCGGCGGCTTTGTTGTGAAGCCTAGCAACGGCTGGTACTCAAAGGCCGGTGAAGAGAAGAAGTACCGAGAGAAAGAACTTGACGAAGAGTTCTGGCGTGATGTACTGGCTGATCCAGCGTTTCAAGCCTATGTACGTGATGCATACTCTATCGGTACATCACTCGCCGAAGAACTAGACTTTGAGGTTGAAGGTGAATCCGATTAATTTAGACAAAGTAAGCGAAGACATACACTACTCGCTCGTGCCTGTTGAGGAGTCTCACAACTCGCAGGCATGGGCAGTACGGCTCATCGAAGGGCCGCATCCCGAAACCGTAGTAAAACTTGGAAATGTATCGTTCGATCCAGAAGACGATTGCCTCAAGTACAATTTTGTGATAGAGTCTTCTCCTAATTCTGAATTGACAGAAGAAGATATCGCACTTCAAGAATTCGTGGGTGAAGTACTTGAAGACATTCTTGACCAAGCCATTCAAAATGGCTCACTAGCCACTAGAGAAAAAAGTGAAGATTGATTTAGAACTTACAATACTTCGAAACCTTCTTACAAATGAACAATACATGCGCCGAGTGATTCCGTTTATCAAACGTGAATACTTCGAAGGCGTCTATGGTTTGCTGTTCAACGAAGTCACCAAGTATGTGCAGAAGTACAATCGGCTGCCGACACTTGAAGCCTTCAAGATTGAGATCGATGAATCAGACAAATTCACCGAGCAAGCCTATACTCACGCGCTTGACATCCTGCCTTCTATCTTCGAACGCAAAGAAGAAAACGAAGACTGGTTGCTTGAGCGTACCGAAAAGTGGTGTCAAGACAGAGCCGTGTATCTGGCGATTATGGAGTCCATTCAAGTCATTGATGGCAAACATACTCAGTACACTAAAGATGCCCTGCCTGACATCCTACAGAAAGCACTGGCGGTGTGCTTTGACACAAATGTAGGTCACGACTACTTTGAAAATGTTGAAGAACGCTACGCCTTTTATCATGAGCAAGAGAAACGTATTCCGTTTGATCTGGAATATTTCAATACCATTACCAAAGGTGGGTTGCCCAACAAAACGCTAAACATCGCGCTTGCTGGCACCGGCGTAGGTAAATCATTGTTCATGTGTCATGTCGCCGCCAGTGCCCTCTCTCAAGGCAGAGACGTTCTCTATATCACCATGGAAATGGCTGAAGAACGAATCGCTGAAAGAATTGATGCGAACTTGATGAACGTGGCGATTGATCAACTCGATCATATGTCGAAGCCTATGTTCACAGACCGCATCAAGTCTATCGCCGACAAGACTGAGGGCAAACTGATCATCAAAGAGTACCCAACTGGCCAGGCGCACACTGGGCATTTTCGTGCGTTGTTGAACGAATTAAAGTTAAAAAAGTCGTTCAAACCTGAAATGATCTTCATAGACTATCTAAATATATGTGCAAGTGCAAGAATGAAGGGCATGGGTGGCTCAATCAACTCATACTCTTACATCAAAGCCATTGCTGAAGAGATTCGTGGCTTGGCTGTTGAGTTCGATGTGCCGATTGTGTCTGCTACACAGACTACTCGATCTGGCTATGCGAACTCAGATCCCGGTCTCGAAGATACGTCTGAGTCGTTTGGTCTACCAGCGACCGCAGACCTTATGTTTGCTTTAGTGTCTAATGATGAGTTGCAGAGTCTTGGGCAAATTATGGTGAAACAGTTGAAGAATCGATACAACGACCCGAATGCTAACAAGAAGTTTGTTTTGGGTGTTGACAGATCGAAGATGAAATTGTATGATGTTGATCAGTCTGAACAAGATTTGATCGTTGAAGATGATATACCTGTGTTTGAGAAATCTAAAGCCGGTGAAAAACTTAAAGGTATTCGCTTCAACTAGGAGAGCATCATGGACCCATATACTCATACTGTTATCGCAACTTTCTGTATCGCTACCGCATTTTATGTAGGTAAGTGGTTTCAGGACATCCTTACGTCACGTGAACTGGGAGAATTACACGCAGATCACATTGCTCGACTCTTGGGTAAGATCGGTGCAAAGGGTATTGAAATAGATCTTGAAGAAGATACTATGGTGATTGAATATGCAGATGGGTCTAAAGAACACATCTAAGACTGCAATTCTCATAGATGATTTCTTTACGCTTGAAGAGTGTGAGGCTTGTATAGATCTTTTTACTGAGTTTCCACACAAGTGCGCACCAACAACTGTCAATGCACACAACCTATCAGAAAATATTATGTTAGGTGATTTAAAGAATGCGGCCTGCCCGAACCCGTGGTTGACTGATGAAGCGAGACAAGCCTGGTTTAAAATACGAGACTTTGGTCGAACACTAGGTAAAGAGTTACAATGGGCACAGGTCTACAAATGGCCTGAAAACTCATATATGTCACTGCACCATGATGTTGCGAGTAGAGCCACTACACTCACATCGATCATATGGCTCAATGATGAGTTTGATTATGGGCAGTTGGCATTTAAAGACGGCACGATGTTTACGCCGAAAACTGGGCGTGCTATATGGTATGATGGTATACACTATTGGCACAGAGTTAGACAAGTGAAAAACGGTACTCGATGGGCGCTTGGCGCTTGGTACAAGGATATAGAATGCAATACAAATTCAATGAAGAAAACCTAATTGCGGAACTGAAGGCTTACGTTGACAAAACATATGATCAACATTATGCGACAGACAAGTATCAAGCGACTGATATCATTATTGATAGTGGTCACGGTACTGGTTTCTGCCTTGGGAACGTCATCAAATATGCGAAGCGTTATGGTCGTAAGGGAGACTCCGCTGAGGCCCGAAAAGACTTGATGAAGATTATGCACTACGCACTGATTCAGTTGTGGGTGCACGATCAAGAGAATGGCCGAGGGCTAGACACACGAGATCTGCCCAACCCAATTATCAATGACGGTGTTGATTGGAGTCATGCGCCGCCTCGTAACAGTCTCAATGATGCTACGCCAGATGAGTGGGACAAAGCCACTAAGTCTTGGGCGACCAATCCAAACGGCCCTCTTGCCAAGTCAGACGAAAATCGCTATGCTCAACCTAAACCTATGGGTACAGGACGTAGCGCATGAGTAACATACTAGACTTCGTTGCTTATCGTGAGAAGCGTATCCAAGAGAAAGAAGATGAGATGTGGATTCGTATCTTCGCTGACTGGGCAGAAGGAGGTTCCGAAAATGCCGAAGAGTTTAACATCACGTATAGTTTTGACATTGATATTGATGATTAGTATCCTGTTTTTGGCAGCCGAAACGGCAGCCGAAGACTGTGAGCCTAAGAAGAAGCGTGTGAATGTCACGCTTCAGTTTCAAAAAATGGACCCAGTATTGGGTGTGATTTATACCTTAGTTAAGAGTGAGATAGATAATGAACGCAAACGAGTTTCTCAAAGCGGCACAGAAGGGACCGGTAACGGTGACCTTCAAGAAAGTTGGTACCGGCGAAATCAGGGTGATGCCCTGCACACTCAACCGGGACCTGAGCGAACAGAATGTTCCCGAACAAATTGAACAGCAACCTGAAAGCGAGCATTACGCAGTCTGGGCATTAGACAAGAAGGCGTGGCGCTCATTTCGTGTTGATACTGTTGTAGAATGGCATGAAGGTTATCCAAAGGAGTCGTGATGGATTTAATGATTGAAGCGGGCGAAGCACTGCCAGGTGTAGAGTTTAAACGCCGAGTAGGCAGTGAGTGGGACAACACCACATCAGCAAACATTTTCTCAAACAAAAAGGTCGTAGTATTCGGTCTACCCGGTGCATTCACACCGACTTGCTCGAAGAGCCAGTTACCTGGTTACGAAGCGAACTTTGAAGCATTTCAAGAACTAGGTGTTGATGAAGTGTATTGTTGTTCAGTCAACGATACATTCGTAATGAATGCATGGTTTGAAAACATGGGCGTGACAAAAGTTTTGCCTTTGGCTGATGGTAGTGGCCACTTTACTGACCTTATAGGTATGATGGTCAACAAAGACAATCTTGGTTTTGGTCGTCGCTCTTGGCGATATGCAATGGTCGTTGATGATGGTCTCGTGAAGGCTGTATTTGCTGAAGAAGGCTTTGGCGATAACATTGAGACTGATCCATACGAAGCATCAAAGCCTGAGAAAGTTCTTGAGTGGCTGAAAGGTAATGAGTGATAAGTGGAACGGAGAATCGCGTGGCATCGGTGATGTGATGATCACGCGAATTCGCAATCTGATGCGCGAGAAAGGTGTATCAGGTAAGATCATTAACGAAAGTACTTTGATGTACAACGAAGAACGGTTCGACAGTGATGTTGCATGGGTCATTGCCACACTTGAAGAAAATAATTTAGAACTGACAGATGTGCTTGAACGAGTGTATCTGAAACTAAAGGAAAAGCCAGATGAAATCAGGTAAAATATGGGGCAACACCCAACTGATTGAACACAACAATACGTTCGAGTTTCATCGTATTGAGTTCAAAGCAAATCACTGTTGTAGTGAACACTATCACAAAACAAAGTGGAACGGATTCTTCGTTGAGTCGGGCACACTGATGGTCAAGACTTGGGCTGATGAACCAAGTGAAATGCGTCCAAACCTGTGTGATCAAACTATTCTACGTGCTGGCGACTACTACAAAGTAGAACCAGGGAAGTGGCATCAGTTTGTAGGTGTTGACGACGGAGTTGCATTTGAATTGTACTGGTCTGAGTTTAACGCGGATGATATCGTTCGACGTACTCAAGGGCGTCGATTAGAATCTTCAATGGTCGAAGGGCATCCTGGTAATCCCTTGACAGATCTCAATGCCGACTAAAGCCTTTGTCATAACACTTCTTGATGAGCATTCGCAACAACAAGCGAAGATTCTTCAGTTAAGTGCTAGTATCGATATCGAGATCTTTCCTGCAACAACTGAAAAAGATGTTGTGAAAGAATTTAAAGAGCGCCGTATTCAATGGAACTATCCATGGACTACAGGCGTTCTTGACATTCAGACAGGCCTGTTTAAGTCGCCATACCAGACGCGAGTACCGCAGAAACGTATGGCGTGCTTTATGTCTCACTATCGATTGTGGGAGATAGCACTGAAAGAGCCTCTGTTTATCTTTGAACAAGATGCTATCTTCACGAGGCCCTTTGACGAAGAAGAGGTGACCAACAGTTCGTTTGATATCGTATCGCTGAATGATCCTCGTGGTGCGACAAGAAGGGCGGCCGCCTATCATGAACTTATTTTCGGTGATAAGATTGTAGAAGCGCCATCGATTGATGATGATCGAATACCACAAGGGCTGCCCGGAAACTCAGCCTACTACATTACGCCAGACGGCGCATGGAAGTTGAAGAAACTTGTAGAGCGATATGGTGCGTGGCCGAATGACGCAATCATGTGCAAGCAACTGATGAGAAAGAAACTGGGATGTCTAGGAAATTACGCAACAAGTCTGCAAAAAGACCACGACTCGACTACAACGAAATAAGACGTGAACATAACGATTGGGCTCGTGATCTTTACGACGAAGCGGTAAAAAGTGATCGAAGACCAAATTTCACCACATTAAATGTCACAGATTACTTCGGCTTGTCTTGGGCAGAGATGGCGCGAGAGATTCAAGCAAAAGGTCTACACGATCAGGCTAAAGTGGGTGAAAATAGAATAGACACCAGAATACGAAATGTTCATGTCTGGACCTATGACATTCCTGAACTGGTCAATCCAATACGAAAAATCTTCAACGAAGTAAATAATAATTTTTTTAAAATGAACATCGTTGACTGTCAGACACCTCAGATGTGTGTTTATTATGGTAACAGAAACATAACTGATGCAGGTCACTACGGCTGGCACGTTGATCAGGTGGCCACAACAAAAATAGCCTATCGGCGCCGTCTGAGCATGTCGATCTTAATGAATCCCTCAACTCAATTTGAGGGTGGTGAGTTAGAGTTGTTTTCGCACCTTACGTCCGAAGGCAAGCCTGTAATTGCGAAACCTGCTCTCGTAAGGTCTGGTGATTGTGTTATTTTTGACAGCACTGTTTCGCATCGAGTAAAACCTGTAACCGCAGGCAAACGCGCGGCTCTTGTGACCTGGTGCTTCGGAGAGTCGTTCGGTTCTCAACATATGCCTAAGTGATTGATTTCACAACAGAAAATAATTTAAAAAAACACTTGCCAAATGATGCATCATCCGCCATAATCCTTATTGTAAGTGAGAGGAGTGCGCATGATTAATCTGTTTTTTCAAGGGCGAGTCAAGCAAAAAGCGAAGTTAGAAGAATTCGCTTGTGATGTCATCAACGAGTTACTGCCTCGCGAGTTCAAGCGAGAGATCGACATTCACGTTCGCTTCGGCAAGAATCTCGGCGCTATGGGCTGGTGTGTCAAAGAAGACGATGAGACCATCTTGGTCGAGGTCGACAACCAGTTGCCAATTGAAATGATCGCTCAGACACTCGCACATGAACTGACCCACGCCAAGCAATACATTCGCGGCGAACTGAACGCAACAATGACCCGCTGGC